AGCCATTGTAGTATGCAAACTCAAGCAGTTGCTGTACAAAAGTTTGTTTTTCCGAATTCGGAGCAAATTCGCACCGTGCAAGCATGCAAACATGCCAATCACAAAAGGCCAGCCATGCTGGCTAGCTCCCCGACAGTCCTGACTGTCTCCTGTGCTGAAGTAGCAATCGACAACAACTGATTCGCATGGCTCATCGCATTGGCGTTCATCTGATTCGTCTCAGCCAGCGTGGTCGTCGGCACAGTGAGCATCGCTTGACCAGGCAAAGTGTCAAGTGGGTGCCTGGTGTACCATGAAGCTCTCGGCGTAAGTGTAATGGTCTGTTCGTCCGCAGAACCTTCGATGACAATGATCACAGTGGACATTGGCCGCCTGCGTTCGGTGTCGGCGGCAGTAGGAAAACTGCTCAAGTGGTCAAGAAAACGTTGGGTCAATGCCGGGTCGGCCTCACCGTGCCACTCGTCGTAAGTGTAGTAATCCGGCTGATTCACAACGTGGCAAACGCACTCTCTCTCCGTTCCAAACTCACTCAGATCATACCGCTGGACGTCCGGGTGACTCTTCACCGTGTTGATGGTCGTTGTCCAATCGGCGTAGGTCATAAGAGTGGGCGTGTTGGGAAGGTGGATGCGTTGGTCGCAGTTAAGTATGTAAACTCGACCGCCTCGCTTGATGACCGGGGTGTTGCAAACCAACGAGACACTGGCTTTCATCGACCGAGCCGACGAACAACCCCCGTTGGCAGCTGACACTGCAAGTGTCGGCACTGTGTACCCCTTCAGCGTCTGCACGGTCGATGCTGACATCTGACATGAGACACCGATGGTCGCCAGTTCTCCAACATTGCTGAAGAACCCGATGATGCGTTGTCCAGACGCCAGTGCGATGTCCTTGGGTGCGGCACCGTGGTAAGGTAGAGCTTTTCCCTCATGGTACGGACTGGGGATGTTGTACTTGTTCATTGCTGCAAAGTGGTGCTTGGGTCCTTGGCGCGCTTTGCGTAGTGGTGCTGGCTTCTGCGGCTGCCTGGGCTTCTGTTGTTGGTTTCCCTGCCTGCCTGAGCTCTGGCCCCTGCCCCAAGACTGAGCCGCTGCCTTCTTGTTTTGCCAGCCTTGCTTGGACTGTTTCACGAAATTTTCTTCCATCTTCCTTCGTGCAGCGCCTGATACCCGTGACAATGCAGCAATCTGCTTTGCTGTGAATGACATGTTGCAACAAGCTTGCAACGCAGCTATACAACGGTGCTGTGACGTGCAAAAGTTGCCCGAAGTGACTCCCTCCAATCATGTGGTCCTATGAGAACCCCCGCCCATATGCCGTAGCATTTCGATCCTTATTTATCCTGCGGTGGATCTCATCAGTTGGCCCCGCTGAACACCCCCGACTGATGTCGGGCCTGAACTCCTCCCTCCCGAATTAAGGTGTTCTCCAGCAGTGGGCTCGCTCACTTCATCTGATGAGGAAGCATCATCCATGCCTCCTCATCTTCGTCCTTGAGCGCGACGTAGTTGTTGGCCACATATTGTAGGTCCGCCAAATCCTTGGCCTTGAATGGATTGAAATCGCATTCGTAGGAAATTGTCAGCATGCGGCATTGCACTTCCGTCTTCGGGCATGCGACCTGGCACTTGACGATTGTTCGGTTAAGCATGTCTGTCAAGCTCATCACAGTGCCGGTCTCGACGTCGAAGGTGAATTGTTCGGTCGAATAAGCTTGCACCTTCAATGTGAGGTCCTTGATCCCTCGCTTCTTCAAGGCCTCAATCCGCTGCTCTGCTTGGTAAAGGAACACCATACAGAGCGCATTGACTCTCCCAGCAAACATGTACGCTAGGGAGAGGGACCTGGCGATCATGGCTTGTTCCGTGATCTCGTTGCTCGCCAAGGTCCCCAACTTCAGCATGGATCTTGATATTGCTGGGCTCCACGGGAATTGCACATCCGTTTTCCCGTCCTTCACAAGCATGTGGGCGCCTATAAATTCAAGTCTCCCGTTCACGATCAGCTTCAACTTGCTGTCCAAACCCAACTCGGCGTAGTTTGCTTCGATGATCTTGTAGTTCTCGAACTCCGCAAGAATACGAGCTGTCAAACCGGCCCCGTCGTCACCCTCCACTTTCATCTTCCAGATGATCTTGATGCACTTGTAGGTGCCGTCGGCCTGCTTCAGAGGCACTGAAGTGAACGTCCAGTGATGATCCCCCTTCATTATGTGAAGCTCGAAGAACCCTTGTGGATTTTTGCACTTGGTGAATAGTTCATCTGGGTTTGAACAGAAACAACAGAAGGAGGCCGCAAATTCGTTTATTGCGTTTATCACGCTAGTGAGGAACCACCCACTATCCATTGGCAAATCTGGGAATTTTGCGGTGAGGTTGTAGCCATTTTTCCCTCCGAGCACGAATTTGTAACGCATTCCTTGTTGCGCATCGAAATAAATCTTTGCATGGTGTAGATGCGACAGTCGTGACTCATGCCTCCTCATGAGGAATTCATGTATCTTCTGGAGAATTTTGTACGGCCCGTGCAACAAACCTCCGGTGTGCTTGTTGTAGCGTTCATGGATTTCCATGCCAGTTTGGTCCACCTCAAAACAACATGTTGGTTCTTTGGTGGCCTGCGCGTACTCTTTCAAGAGCCTGTCGAGCACGTGCTCGCGCGCTTCTCCCTTTATATTGTTGGCATGAAGAAACCCTCTCGGCTTGATGCGACGCCGTTGATTGGGCTTTGCGTCGTCTTCGACGCTGGCTACCTCGACACCTTTGTTCATTATTAAATACTCAAAGATGTGGCCCGCAACGACATTAAGAGCCAGTAGCTCTATGCCGTTATCGATGACCCCCCTCGGGGCGCGGCCAGGTTTTGGTGTCACCTCAAACTTCACGTTTGCCTTTCTCTTTGAAATGTCCTTCCCGGAGCCTTCTGAGATTTCCATGGAGTCCAGAGCTTCTTGGATCTGTTTCTCAGAGTATTTCTTCCTCAGGATCTCCTCGAGCGAATGCTCTCCGAAGAGCTCGATGTAGGCACGTTTCATGTTGGACGTGGTGAAGTGGTTCTTGTCTAGCAGATGCCAGAATCTGTTCAACCTCTGTGCTGCGGCTGATTGTGGTTGGTACTCCTTGTTGGGCTTGGTCCTTTTCTCCGCAACTGCCACCTTGGTCAAAGTATCCCCGTGTGAATGTATTTGGGGTATGCCCAATATGGGGCCGATTTTGACCGCATTCGGTTTTGCTACAACGGCAGTGTCCAATTTGTCGACACCTTGGATCGCCTTGCATCTCTCTGCGTCCAGAACGCCGATGTAGGTGTTGCTCTTGGGGTGAAACACCTCTCTGGTTCGTGCAGCGGTGGCGGGATCGTCTTTCTTGCCCATGAGCTCTTCAGCCCGTGGCATGTGGCCTCCGACGATCGTCTGTTGTGGTAATCGGCCTTGATGATCCTCGACCCATGACCAAAGTTGTCTCATGCGTTTCAATGCTGGCCTCTCCGTGACTTTGCCTTCGTACTCACCTTCTGTGTGCCACGGGGTAGCCATGCGGTATTCCAACTTGTCATGCCAGAACAAGGAGTATTTCCTCTCCAAGTTGTTGATGTGCTCAAGGTGGAAGAGTATCCAATCGTTCTTCGGTTCCCACTCTCCGGAGTGGGACAACGTGATGGTCAGTGATTGATGGAT